CCTTCTAGTTCTGGATTGTTGATTAGGATCTCGGGGTTATCGGCATACTTGTCGATCTCACCTTGCCACAACTCTAGATCTTTGAACTTCTCACTTACCTTAGTAACTGCATCCAGTCTGCGAGTGTTGGTGAAGTTATCCCTAGCCATCCTCTTACTAAAGTCATCAAGATCGTCAAAATCAGGGAACTCTTTCCTCATCTCATCATCAGTAGGAGCAGGGAGTGCTGAAGCTTCTGCTATAGCATCCTGGACCTGCTTGTTTCGTTGATAGAGGATCTGAGCTTCGCGAGTGGAAGCGTTTAACTTTTTCTTGAGGGTTTCTTCATCGAGGGCTTTCTTTTTAACAGTTTCTCTCTCTTGATCAGAGTCATCTCGATCATCTTTAGCAGGTACATCGAGTTCTTTATCTGGATTAGACTCATCTTCCTCACTGTCTTCTCGATCTTCTTCCTCTCCCTCCTCATTAACAGGAGCGTTAGGGCTATCCTCAAACTCTGCTTCTTTTCCTTCAAGTTCTTTGAGAGCTTGTTGAGCGTTAGCTTCAAGTTCTTCTTTAGTTGGTTTGACATGGTTCTCCTCCATTTTTTTCTTTGGCATACCGGTCCTCCTAAAAGGGTTAGGTTAATAATTATTTGTTTTTTGTTTTAATAGCTCCTAGTTGATTCTCTATAGCTTGTCTTGCTCTCTCCGGGGATGTCAGAAGGGATTCGAGTAACATATAGTTATTGAGTCTAGCTTTGAGAAAGATGTCTTGTTTTGAGTTGTTTGAGGTAGTAACGATCTTCTTCTCTACTGCATCACGCATCGAAGCTACATATTCTCTAACCTTGGGAATGTTGAGTTGGTTCTGAGTGAGTGAGTCTTCCCATTGTCTGAGAGTCTCTTTCTCTTCTTCTAGTAATTGGTCGTACTTGAGGTTAAATCGTTCTAGTATTTGATCTATCATCTTGACATAGCATTAGGCGCTGTCATCTGTCTTGGACCTTGAGGTCCTGGTTGACCTTGGGGCTGAACAGGGTTTGGCATAGGGCCGTTCTGCATACCTCCTTGATTGGTTAATAATTCTTCTCTCTTAGTTGCTTCTAACTCCATGACTGCGTTAATCTCTTCGGGAGTTAAGGCTCCGGAGTATTCTAGTAGTTTTCTCTGATATACATCCATGAGCTTAGTATTGCCTGGTATGAGGGTAACAGTTGCGTTTAACTTTTGCAAGATGTCAGAGTCTTGGCTGTCTTTCTCATCCTGGCTCCAAATCCTTGTTTGATAACCCGCTTCACTCATCCAGTCGCTATATTGAATCTCCCTCTCAAAGATGTCTTCGGTGTTTCTACCCTTCTTATAGACTTTAACGGCATCAAGTTTAGGACCATTCGCTTCTACAAGTTTCAAGAATAATTCTCCTCTGTCTTTCCAGGCTTGGGTGTAGAACTTACTCATTCCCTTGATTCTTTCCTTTGCCTCACCGAGCGCTAGCTGTACTTCACCTAGAGTAACTTGTCTTTCAGTTTGTGCGCCCTGTTGAGTTGCAGTAGCGCCGGTGGCCTTCTCCATAGTATTGATGAGGAATTGCATCTCATCCATACTCTCTGACAAGTCGGGGATCTCTATCTTTTGTAATACTTCAGAAGGTTTACCTGGGACCGGATACCATCCCCAGGGTTGAGGATTGAAGGTGCTAGGCATAAACTCTTCGCTCTTAGTTGAATCGTAGTAGTGCATCCCAAAGTTGCGTAGGGTTCTGTTCTCAACGAGTTGTGAGAACCATGAGTTAAGGATCTTGTTGGGAGTACGAACCATATCAGCGAGTCCATCAGACCAGAAGTCTTGTCTCTCAATATCATCGGCCCATGTAACATAGGGGAAATGCGTCTTGAACCAGTGGTCCTTAGTCTTACCCATTACTTCTTCGAGGGGTTTGCTCATTAGGATTACTTGGTTGTCTGCTTCTACCTTGAGATATAGCTCTTCTTCTCCATCCTTCTCTGAATCATAGACGAAGTGCAGTGTTAGTTCTACGATCGTCTCACCAAGGGTCGGATCTGAGACATCCACAACTCCCATAGCTTCCATTTTCTTATCCTTCTCTCGCGACATCTGTTCATTATTAGCAACCTTGATTAGACCATCATTCGTCATGTAGAATGCTTCGAGGTCCTTGATTGCCTTTTGATCATAGTCTTTGTTGAGTTTTAATTCTGACATGGGTACATAGATGTGAGTGTGAATGAGGAAGCGTGAGGTGTGTAGATCGGTAGGATCTGTATATCGTGAGACGAGAATATCTTGGGGGTCTTGAACAGTCATCTTCACCTTGCCATCGACTACTTGCCATTGATCGAAGGACCGGCCATATAAGAATACTTGCTTCTTATCCACAATGTCTTGGAGTTCCATCCTATTATCTAGTGCCGTAACCTTCCAGTATTCGTTCTGGAATACCTCTTTCTGCTTATCATTATCTAGGTTCTCGAAGTAGATAACAGGCATATCATCCACATCTTTGAGGAGTGTACGAATTGTCTGCTTCATTATAGGGAGGTTGACTGACTGTCTTTGAGTCAATCTATTGAATCTTACCTTATCGCGATATAGGGTGTAATTCTCAAACCAATCTGGTTCCCGGCGTGATCGATAGTTGAAACCATCTTCTTTGTTATTGAGTAATGAAACCAACTCAGGACTAAGAGCATCTAGTATTTCTTCCATATTCTCCTATTTTTGCACATAAAATTATCTTAACGCAAGTCATCCAGGCATCTCTTCCCAGAATGGTTTAACCCCACCAAAGTCAGTAGGTGCTACCCATTTGGCACTCCTGCCACTTGCTAGGGCGTATCTTATCGCATCCATACAGTGATTGAATAGTTCTGATGGTACATTGATGATCTTCCCATCGCGATCTGTCTCCCACATATAGTTCCGGTATTCTTTGATGAGGTTGAGAGATCGCTTGGTAACTGAGATGCGTTGGTCCTGAATGAATTGAATACCATTGACTACACTATCCTTACCTTTCACCGCCGGGATGATATTGATTCCATAACTATTGATCTCGTCTATACTCTTTGGTTCGGCCGAGTCTGCGATAACTAATGCCTTCTCTTTGTTATTCATAAAGTCAGCGATCGCTTTATTGCTAAGTCCACGCTGATATAGCATCTCATCAAGGATATAACCATTATTATACTGATAGATCGCAACAATCGCGGTAGGATCATTGGTGTAACCAAAGTCTAATCCATACCTATATAGTTTGGCTTCGTGAGGGAATGAGGGCTTCTGGTCTAGGATCTGCCAATCGGTGTATATTCTACCTTCCACATCTCCTAGTTGTCCTAGTCCATACACTGTCCACCACATCTTATTACCTTTCCTGGCTTCGATTGAGTCAACAATTGACTGTTCAAGGGCCTCATTGTCCATGTAGTTAAGAGTTAAGAAGTCGTGATCGCGGGTGATTGCTGTGTCTGTGTAAAACCAAAACTCCTGGACCGGGTTCCAGTCTAACCATACAACCTTCTTAGTTCTAACCTCTAACTGATCGAATGAGTCTTTGGTGATGTTATTAGCTTCGTTTATAAATAAGACATCACGCCTGGCTCCCTTAACCTTCTCTGGTTGGTCCACCGAGAAGAACTCTATCTTGGATTTATTCTTGAACTCATAGGTTGAATCGGTCTTATTCCATTCGTTATCCCTAAAATACTGTCTATCTTCCATAATGTTGAGGAAGTCTCGCATCGCTCCTCTCTTCAAATGGGGATATGATTCTGATACTACTGAAATTAGTTCGTTGGGATGAGTCTGAGCATAGTCAATCAAGATCATTAGGATCGAGATTGTCTTACTAGCGGAAGTGCCGCCTGATACTGCTCTAATTCTCTTGGTCAGCTTTAGGAGTTTCTCCGTTGCTGTTGTTCGACTGAACGCCATTGGTGGCTCCCCCTAGTAATGGTATGGGTTCTCCTCCGCTTGTAATATCTGTCTCTGTCTTATCTCTCCAACTCATATTCTTCAATGCGAATATAACGCCGGTAGGAGTTGTGCTGTATAGAAGTCTTTTCTCATATATAGATTCAACCTTCTCACGCGCCCTTTTTACTATGTCAAAAAACTGCTCCTTGTTATCATAGTTATAGAGGGTTTGTCTGCTGATTCCTAATTCATATGCTAACCCTGCTAATGTTGGTTGGTCCTCGTTAGTAAAGTAGGCTTCTATATCATTACTTAATTCTTCTGCTGATTGATAGGCTAGTGGTCTTCCGCCTGCGTGTTTCATATTAGGTCCATTCTTTGATCATAGACTGATACTACTAAATATGCTTCTTCTTCTGACTCTCTGTCTTTGATCGGTAAGAGAGTAAAGATCATAGTTCCGTAACGCAAATAGAGCGCCCGGTTTCTATACTTGGCACTCTTGGCTTCTAGTAGGTCTTTTGGGAGCTTTTCCTCTACAGCCTGATATAAATACCAGGATGCTTTGGAGATTGATAACTGACATTCCTTAAGTCTTGCTCTTGCGTGTTGTGAGAAGACCGCGTATCTGTCAATCATAATGCTCCGTTTCCTTCAAGAAGTTTGGAGTGTATTCACTATATCAGATGGTTTAGTCTGAAGACAACTCTCCCATTACTACCCAATCGTCTGCTTCCATATCTATTACTGATATAACCCATGTGTGTTCCCCGGTCTCA